TTTCCTCGATGTTCACGCTTTACCGCGACGTAATCGAATACAAAGATAAAGGATCCGTTTACCGCGCACTTTCAGCAGAGGCATACACGAAAGAAGGACTCAACCCTTCACCGATCGTAATCTTTGACGAAGTCCACGCGCAGCCAAACCGCGAACTCTGGGATGTTATGTCGCTTGCAGGCGGCGCACGATCCGATTCACTTCTCCTCGGCATAACAACAGCAGGAGTAAAGACGCAAGCAAACGGCCAAGACAGCCTCGCCTATTCTTTATATCAATACGGCCAGAAGCTCGTAAAGGGCGAACTTGTAGATCCGTCTTTCTTCTTCGCTTGGTGGGAACCGAAAAATCCAGAAGCAGATCACAGAGACAAGCAGCTCTGGATTGAATCTAACCCCGGCTTCGCAGACATTGTCGATGCCGAAGATTTCGAGAGCGCAGTCCTGCGAACACCAGAGGCAGAATTTAGAACCAAGCGAACAAATTGCTTCGTATCAACAGCAACCGCCTGGCTTCCAACAGGATCATGGGAAGCGTTGATCGATACCGAAAGAACGCCAGAACCCGGAGAAGAAGTTATTCTTGCATTTGATGGCGCGTTCTCAAACGACAGCACAGCGCTTGTAGCCTGGCTGACTGGCGGAGACAAACCACATCTGATGGTTGTTGGAATCTGGGAACGACCAGACGACGCAGAACAAGGATGGCACGTGCCGGTGGCTGAAGTCGAACAGACAATCATCGACACTTTCAGAAACAGCAACTTCCAAACTAGAGAGATTGTCTTCGACCCAGCGCGATGGCAGCGCACCTTTATGATTCTCGACGAACAAGGAATGCCAGTCGTCTCGTATCCAAACAGCGCAGAGCGAATGGTTCCAGCAACGCAAAAGTTCTACGAAGCCGTCGTCAATCAAAGTTTCACTCACGACGGCGATGAAAGAATGGCAAGACATATAACAAACTGCGTCACGAAGCAATCATCTCGGGGCGTCATGGTTGCAAAGGCAAGCTCGAAGCGGAAAGTCGACGCGGCCGTTGCAGCAATCTTCGGATATGACAGAGCAACACAGCCACCAGAACCAAAGCCACCAGTGGCCCGGTTCTTCTCGGTTCAACTTTAGGAGCGCAATGAAAAAAATAGATTTCTCACTCATAGCAGAAGTGACTGGCGTAGCATTAGCGACCACAGGAATCGCAATGCTTTCATTGCCGATTGCATTAATTACACTCGGAACATTTCTAGTGTGGATCACAGAAAAGGCTAACTGATGAGTCTATCGAAGCGAATCAAAGCAGCAGAGCAGAAGCGCACAAACAATAGCCAATGGGTCGAACCACTTATCCCAGGACGCCCTGCTTACATGGCCCCATCTGGAATCGATGTAACAGCAGACTCCGCAATTCGAATGTCAACAGTTTATGCATGCGTTAGATTACTTGGCGACACAATCTCATCACTGCCACTTGCGGCATACGTTCGACGCGGCAGAAACAGAATCTCATACGCGAGCGTTTACGGATCGCAACCAGCCTGGATCAACAAACCAAATCCAGAAGCATCACGCCTAGAGTTTTACGAGCAAATTATTGCTTCACTTAACATTCATGGAAACGCTTTTATTCTTACGGTTCGCGATGACATGGACGAAGTGCAAGAAGTTTATTGCGTGCATCCAGATGACGTTCGCATTGAACGTGAGCGTCCAGGCGAGCCAGTCGTCTACAAGATGAGAGATGAAGTGGGATCATTTTCTCGCACTTTGACATCACGCGAAATGAAACACATTCCACTCTTCAGACTTCCCGGATCGCTTTACGGCCTCGGCCCAATTGCAGCAGCTCGACTTACGATCGGCGCAGCGATGGCAGCAGACACATACGCAGCCGCATACTTTGGCAACGCAGCAAACCCAGGCGGCGTCATTGAAGTGCCGGGCGAGTTAACAGAAGAACAGGCAGGCGACATCGGCCGCGATTGGAACATCACTCACACCGGGCCATACCGCGCAGGCAAGATTGGAATCCTTTCAGGCGGCGCACAATTCCGTCCGCTGACATTAAACGCCGCAGACGCCCAACTCCTAGAGGCCAGAAGGTTCAACGTAGAAGATATTGCGAGATTATTTCGCGTCCCGATTAGCTTGCTAGGACATCCGGTAGCAGGAGCGATGTCATTTGCCAGCGTTGAAGCTCAAAACCTTTCATTCGTGCAGCATTCACTTCGCCCATTATTGGAACGAATTGAACAATCAATGTCCGAATTACTTCCAGAGCCAGATGGATTTATTAAATTCAATCTTGATGCATTGCTTCGTGGAACCACACTCGAGCGATTTGATGCATACACAAAGGGTCTGCGCGAAGGTTTCCTATCTTTGAACGACGTCCGCGCCGTCGAAGATTTAGCACCACTCGGAGAAGCAGGCGATCAATTCAGAGTGCCACTTCAAAACATCGACGCAGCAGATGCACCAGACGTCGGACTCAAGCTACGAGCAGAGATCGCGTCAATGTTGATTCAGGTCGGCTTCGATCCAAAAGCAGTAACAGAGGCCATCGGATTACCAGAAATGACCCACACAGGAGTTCCAAGCACCCAATTGCAGCCAGTCGCCACGATTGATCCAGCAGATCCGGCAGCAGTTTATGGAGTGGAATAAATGCCATATTTGATAAGCGACAAGCAGAGCGATTGCGCTGGATGGGCAACCGTCAAGGAAGAAGCAGATGGCAGCTATACCACAATCGGATGCCACGAAAATAAGCAAGACGCAATCGACCAGATGGTCGCGGTTTCAATTGCAGAAGATATGGAACCAGGCGGCGAAGTAAGCAAGCGCGAACTGCCCAGTAATTACAGACCAGCACTTTCAGAAGATGTGCCAGAAGGAAGAGCATGCGGAAATTGTTTCTTTTACAATGAAGAAAAACAAAATACAGAAGGAACAAAGGCTTGGTGCGAGCGCTGGAATGATTATGTTGATGGAGCTTATTACTGCAACGCATGGCAACCAGAAACAGGCAACAGGCAAGTAGATATAAGCGTTCCACAATTTATCCAAGCAAACGCAGAACGTGGCCTTCAATATTTACGTGATGGATATGGCGGCGACGGTTTGACAGAAGGAACCAAGCGAGAAGCTCGTGAAATGGCAGCAGGCAACATCACGGAAAACAAGATCAGGAAAATGGCCCCCTGGTTTGCAAGGCACAAAGTCGATGGCCAAGCTCCAAAGAACAGCAACCCATCCGATCCGCAATACCCAGGCCCAGGATTAGTCGCCTGGCTTTTATGGGGCGGAGATTCAAACTTCAGCGACCGAGCAGAAAACTGGGCGCAGAGAAAAATAGACGCACTCGACGCAGAAGCAGACTCAAGGAGAAAAATGAAAAAAATCGAACGCCGCACATTTACGATCAAGAACGTAGAAGCACGCCAGGCAGAAGACGGAACGATGCGCCTTTCTGGATATGCAGCCGTATTCAATGACGATAGCGTGCCGCTTCCATTCATCGAGAGAATTGCACCGGGCGCATTTCGCAAGACGCTAACCGAAACACCAGATGTGCGCCTCTTGATCAATCACGAAGGTCTACCTTTAGCAAGAACAAAGAACGGAACCCTTCGCCTCAAAGAAGATGAAATCGGACTTTATATGGATGCCGATTTACCAGACACACAGGCAGCTCGCGACCTTTACACATTGGTCGAGCGCGGCGATGTAGATCAGATGAGCTTTGCATTCCGAGTGATTCGCCAGAGATGGAACGAAGGAAGAACAGAGCGCACGCTTACAGAATTATCGCTTGCAGACGGAGACGTTAGCGTCGTGACTTACCCAGCCTATCCGACAACAACAGTCGAAGCCCGGGAACAATTGAAAGAAGCGATGCAAGCAGTTAAAGAAGGACGCGATATCAGCCCAGAAACCATGCTGGTGCTAGAAAATATCTTCTCCGATTTATCAGAGGGCCACGAATACATTATGAAAGCAGCTCAAATCATGTCTGAATTTATGGCGATGGAAGATTCCACTTACATGGATGAAGAAGAAGACCGCGCAGTCGACACAGTCGGCAGCTTCGTCTCATGGGATTCTTCAGGCGGAAGAGCACGCGGCAAGATTGTGCGCGTTGTTCGCGAAGGCTCCCTAAATGTTCCAGAAACAGATTTCACAATTAATGCAGAAGAAGGCGATCCTGCTGTTTTGATTCGCATCTATCGCGAATTGCGAGATGGTTACGTTGCAACCGACACCCTCGTTGGACACAAGGCATCAACACTTACAGCAATCGATCCATTGCCAGAACCAAGCCCTGAAGAATCAAATCGTAAGATTTCTCTTCGACTTGCAAAAGCAATCGTAAACAATACCAAGTAGAATTCTGCTGCAATCAGCAGATACAAAGCCGGAGCGCCTCTCGCACCCAACATGCGCCGCGAGATTAAGTGACACCACTTTGATCCAAACCCTAATCAGA